AAAACGAAATTGACCCTCTTTTCCGTGCGCTGCAAACGGCCGCGCAAGGGCGGTTCGAGGGGTGCCCGCTGGATTGGCTCGAGCACAACATCGCGCTTCCTCACAGCGCAAGGGCAACGCGGTTTGATCGGCACGTGGCACCGTGGCTTAACGACATCATCCAAGCGTTTGCCTCGGGACAATTCCGACAAATCGGGATTCGGGCTCCAGTAGGAGGAGGGAAAACGACTCTCCTAGAGTTGCTGGTGCCGTACGTGGTGGCTGAGGACCCTGGGGGCATGTTGCTAGTCGGACAGTCGGATGACATGGCCAAAGACTTTGCGGAGACTAGGCTTTTGCCGATCTTGCAGGGCTGCGAAAAAACGGCCCGGCTGTTCCCTTCGGACCGACACCAAAAGCGGAAGACATCAATCCTATTCCCCCACATGCCACTTTTCATCGCGGGGGCAAACCTTAGCAGTCTGCAGGAAAAATCGATGCGGTACGTTTGGATGGACGAGTTGTGGCGCTGGAAACCGGGGATGATCGGTGAGGCTCAAAGGCGCACGCATGACAGGTGGAATTCGGTGGTGATCGGGGTGAGCCAAGGCTGGGACGAAGGGCATGAGGCCGACGCTTTTTTCGATGCTGGCGAACAAATGCAGTGGGGGACAGCGTGCGCCGGCTGCGGGGAGTGGCACCGGCTGCGCTGGGAAAATCTGCGCTGGGACACAGTCTTTCGCGACTCGGAACCCGATTGGGAAGCGATTGGGAACAGCGTGCGGTACGAGTGCCCGAAGTGCAGGCATCAGACTCCGGACACGACGAACGGACGCCGGGAAATGGCAAATCGCGGGCGCTGGCAAAAGGCACCGTCCAACGCGCTGGCAGGCTGTCGGTCCTACCATTACTCAGCTTTGGCCGTGTATTGGGTGCCGTGGCGAGATCTTGTCACCGAGTTTATCAAAGCCGACATCCTTGCAAAAGCTGGGGACCTTTCAGCGCTTCGGCAGTTCAGGCAAAAGCGACTCGCGGAAGTTTGGAAGGAAGAACAGAACCGCGCTCCGGTGGACCTTCGGGGTGCGGATTACAGCAAGGCCGATTATTCCGAGGGCCAGAAGATCGAAAACGAAGTGCAGCGATTTTTGACCATCGATAAACAGTCTGACTGTTTCTGGGCCGCTGTACGGGCATGGCGGGCAGACGGCTCGAGCCGACTGATCTTTGAAGGCCGCGTGATGACTTTGGAGACCCTGCGACACATCCAAGAGCACTTAGGAGTTCCGGACGTGGGCACTTTTATGGACAGCGGCTACCAAGGGCCCGCGGAAGTGTATGACGACTGCAGTAAGTACGGTTGGAATGCGCTCAAAGGTTCCGGGCTAGATTCCTTCTGGGTGGGCCCTGCCGCGCGGCGGTACAAGCGGCCGTGGATGGATCCAAGTCTGGTCCGGGGGACGCGGGGAGGCTTTTGCAAATTGATCGTGTGGAGCAACGAAGCGATCAAAGACCACCTAGTGCAACTCCGGGCAAAAGGGGCTCCGGTGTGGGAGCATCCAAAGGACGTCTCGCAAGACTGGAAAGCGCACATGGTCGCCGAGGTAAAGCGTGACGTGATAGACCACAGGACTCGGCAAGTGAAACCGCGGTACATCACGTTGAGCAGGGAGAACCACTTGTGGGACTGTGAAGCAATGCAGGTTGTCGCGGCTGCGCATTACCGGATTTTGGGACGTATTGAGGTTCCAGATTGACTTTTCTGACCGGTCTGGCATACCGCGGAAAGCATGGACGCTCCCGCCGCGGTCATCTTAAACGTCTTCCTCCAGCAGGACGTCGCAAGCCTTCGAGCCCTTCGGGACTCGGCTTTTGACGCGGTCTCAACCGGTGACGGTACACTTGTAAGCTCATCGGTTAACGGAAGTTCCTTCACGTTTTCAATCCCGTCGATGCTGTCAAAAGTGCAGGTTTTAACCATGGCACAAATGGCGCTGGATTACAAAGCGCGCGGCCTCAGCAGGCCGGTGACCCGAACCCAAGCCCTCTTCAACTGATGCTCGGGACCGTCATCAAAAAGCTAAAAAGCCACTTTGGGTTGGGTGGCATGAACGGCTTTGGAGCTAATCAACTCCGGCTCGTGAACGCTGGCAACTCGTACCGCCCATACCTCGGTAACTACGCGACCGGGCTGGACAAAAACATCACCACCAGCGAGTGGCGCACGATCGTTAACGCGAGCCAAAAGCTTTTCTGGAACTTCGGTCCATGCCAAGGAGCGCTGCAAGAGAAGGCAACCTACGTGGTCGGGAGGAGCTGGCTCCCAAGGTTTGAAGGTGAAGACAAAGAGTGGGGCAAAATCGCGACCGATTGGCTCATTAGTCAATTTTACGCGGTTTCACACATAAATGGAGTGGACTTTCAAACCGCGCTTTATCTCGACAGTCTTTCGGTGGACCGGGATGGGGACGTGTTTACCTTGTACACGCAGACCCGGGAAGGGTACCCACAGTTTCAGCAAATCCCGTGGCACGCGGTTGGCTCTCGAGATGGCAAAGACACAGTTGGAGAGGGCCCCTATCGAAATTTGCGGCAGGTCAACGGCGTGATCCTTAACCAGTACGGTCGACCAATTGCTTTCCGCGTTCTGGGGCAAACTCCGGAGGAAGACCGGGACGTGGACGCGCGCAACATCGATTTTTTGCGGGAGCCGGTGGCACCGGACCAGACTCGAGGCCTACCGGCGTTCACGAGCGCGATCCTTGACCTCCGGGACCTAATGACCGTGCAGGATTACGTGCGACAAGCGGCCAAACTAGCAGCGGCCATTGGCCTCATCGAGCACAACGAACTCGGAGTCGCAGACATGATGGACCCAGCCATGGCGCTGTCCAAAAACGGCTGCACGACGCAGGGCATTGTCGGGGAAGAGGTATTCGGCGGGACCGTCCGGTATTTCCGCGCAAATTCCGGCGCAAAGCTTGAGCAGCTCAAAAGTGAAGTCCCCTCCGAGGCAACCAACAGTTTGATGGAGCGGCTGCTGCGCAATGCCCTTCACGGTGCGGGGCTCCCGTACGAGTTTTTTTGGGACGCGAGCAAACTTGGAGGAGCTTCGGTGCGGGCGATGGTCGCAAAGGTCAACCGGACGGTGGCAGACCGGCAGGATCTTATCCGCCCTGTCGCCCGGCGGAGGGTTGGCTACGCAGTTTCTAAGGCCGTCAAATTAGGAATCCTGCCGGAGTACCGTGGCAGCGATCTTGGTGGATCCCTCAAGTGGTCGTTTACCACGCCGCCACAAATTACGGTGGACGCCGGCTACGCAAATTCAGACGCGCGGGAAGCGTACAAGCTGGGAATGCGCACGCTCACAGAGATCCTGGCCGAGGGAGGACGCACGCTCACAGACCACCTGGACGAACGCGAGCGGGAAGAAATTGAAATCCGCACGCGGATGGAGCGCAGCAGCCTTCCAGAATCTGCATTCCGCGTCATCCCGGGAGTGACTCAACCGCAACCAGCCACCATCGAGTCGATATGAGGTTCCAGCGCGTCATTGAGCAGGTTTTCTTTCGCCCGTGGTTCATTACCGCGGAGGGGCACGCAGCGGTTGCTCGCGTGGTGCGGGCTGCGATGGTTCGAGCCAACGGAGAGATGGATCTTTCAGCGTTTGCCAACCCCCGGGAAGAGATGGAGATTTTGCCTTCCGGCATCGCAAAAATCCACGTTTGCGGCGTGCTCGGGAAAGGGCTCTCGCAGATTGAGCAAAGTTGTGGAAATACGGACTATGAGAGGATCGCGGATGAAATTGAGGAAGCGCAGGAACTCGGGGCCCGCGGAATCTTTCTTGAGATTTCATCCCCCGGGGGGACCGTTGTCGGCAACGCGGAAATTGCGGAAGCGGTGCGAGATTGCAGCGTGCCCGTGATGGCTTTCAGTGACGACTTAGCGTGTTCGGCGGCATACAACATCGCGGCCTCGGCAACGTGGTGCTACGGAACCCCGTCTTCCACCTGGGGCAGCATTGGTACCATCATTCCGTGGATCGACCAATCTGCAGCATGGGCAGCGGAAGGACTTGCGTGGGACCCGATCACCAACACCGAGGCAGACCTTAAAGGTGCAATGCACGGACCAAGTCTGACCCCGGAACAACGGGCATCCCTCGAGGAGTACGTGCAGGACGCCTTTGAACAGTTCCGGGGAAATGTGCTCGCCTCTCGGGCCGTGCCACAGAGCGCTATGCGGGGGCAAGCTTTTTTTGCGCCGAGAGCCTTGGCAAACAACTTGATCGATGGCATTCTTTCCGAAGAAGAGGCGCTTTTATTTTTCGAATCGCAGCTTGCCTGACACTTTATGGACGCACCTAAAACCCTTACCGAGGCCCTTGCGGCCCTGCGGGAAACCGCAGCGAAAAACGACACTCTGACGGCTGACCTAGTCGCCGCTCAGTCTTTACTTGCCGAAGCTGAACAAGGCCGACAACAGGCTGCCAACGCGCTAGACGCGGCAAATTTGGAGCGTGCTCAACTCCTCGCGGAGCGGATTGCGTTGGACCACGAACTGACCAACCTTCGGCAAGCGGCAAAGAGCACTGAAGCAAAAGTGACTGAGGCGGTCGCCGCTCTCGGAGTCCCGCCGGTTGCGCTCGCGACTGAACAGGTGACGAGCAAAACCAAAGCCGAACTCTGGGCCGAATACCGGAAGCTCCCGGTTGAAGCCCGATATGATTTCTACCGCGCAAACGAGAGCGCGATGAAAGACTGATCCAACCTTAACAACAAACTCCCTTAACCTATGGCCACCAACACAATAGCGGCGTGCAACCTGGACCAGATTGCACTTGAGTCCCTTCCTTTTGCTCAATCCTACCTAGCTCCCTTACAAGCGTTTACCACGGATTTTTCCGCGGCAATCGCTGGCGACGGACAGTCCGTATCGACGCGCATCCCGACTAAGCCCACTGCGGTGGACCTTAGCAGCGGTTACACGTCACAGAATACTGCAATGGTGGGTAAAACCATCACGCTGAACCAGTTTTATGGCTATGTCTGGGGTTTTAACGACCTCGAACGCAGCAAGAGCAGCATCGACCTCAATCAGTTGTTTGTCCGGCCCGCGATTCAAGCGCTTGGCGAAAACATCTTTGCCTTCATCTGGAATCTGGTGACGTCCGCAAACTTCACGACGGCAACCTCTGCCATTGCGGCTGCGGATTTTGACAGGAACGACCTTGCGGACATCTCCGCAACGCTCACCGGAACGCTTAAAGCGCCCAAAGCGGATCGCGCCGTGCTGCTCAACACCACCTATTACGCGTCCTTGGTCAAAACCCTAAACGCTGCGGAAATCCCCGGCATCACGCCGGAAAAGCGTGAAGGCATTGTCCCTCGCGTGGCTGGGTTTGATGTTTTCGAGTCTGACCAGTGCGACAACAACTCGCAAAACCTCCAAGGTTTTGCCCTGCACAAGAGCGCGTTAATCATGGCTGCTCGCGGAGTTGATTCCACGGGGTTTGTGGGGCCTGACGCGGAGATTGCCGACGTCGTCGTTCCCGGCCTAAACCTCCCGATTCAGTGGAGGCGTTGGTACGACCGCAATGCCGGTGAACTTAAGATGTCCGTCGGATGCCTCTACGGGGCTTCCGTTGGAACCAACTTCGGCGTGCGTATCGTCTCGGCTTAATCCATGACCTTACAAGGCCGCCGGGACTCAACACCCCGGCGGCCTCTCAATTCCAGATAAAGATCCTATGGCCACCAAGCTCGGTATCGTGACACACAAGACCGGAGTGAACCCGGACATCGTTTTCCAAGGCAGTTGTTCGGAAGCGATGGCCTTCTATCGTTCTTTCCGCCAACCCGGAGAGGTAGCAGTCTTTTTCTGCCGGACTCCGGAAATGTCAAAGCGGCTTCGAGCTGAACCAGTGCCGCAGGTGGAGCCAGAATTGACTCCTGCCCCGGCACCTGTCGGGAAAAAGCGCTGATGGGATTCCACGAAACCAACGTTGCAGCGCTCACGCAAGCGGTGGCCTACATGGGCCGGCAGTTTGTGTTTCGGGGCGTGACGTACAAAGGCATAATTAACGAACTTGAGGCAGACTCAGTGTTGAGCGTTGGAGCGGATGCTATGCAGTTTGCCGTCGCCGTGTACGTCCGCAAAACTGGATTCCCGGTGCCGTCCAACGGTGAAGCGGTCTACATCGATGGAATCAAACATCGGATCGCGATGATCACGAGTGATTCAATCTCGTACACCCTGCAACTCGAGCACCCAACGCAATGATTGACCAGCTGCTCATCGATGCAATTGGGGACGCACTCGAGGCCGAGTTGCCCGGGGTGTTCATTGGTCGCCAGCACACGGCGGAGGAGCTGGTGTTGCCAGCGGTCTTGCTCAAGATTGAGAGTGAGTCTGTGGTTGGAGGACCTCTTTACCGCGGGACGATCGAAGCGGTGGTAATCTCTCAATCAAGCGAGAGCACGACGGCGCAGCACGCGACATTGTGCACAGAGGTCGACACAGCGTTCCGGAGTCTCACCATTTCATCGCCCGCGGTGGCACTTTATGGCATCGTGGCGACAACCGCTTCACCGGATGTCGACGGTGGACAATTTCGAACGAGTCTTAATTACATCGCGGGCTACGGCCCCACAACCTAACACACTATGCCAGCGTCATTTGGAGTCACCGAGGATTTTGGAGGCACACCACCGTCCGGAGGGTACGTACAGGAGGCAACGGAGGAAAAAACCGTTGAAGTCGCGACCATAAAAAGCGCAACCGGCGTTACCGTTGTTGCGCAGGCGAAAGGCGTCGTCACACGCACGGTCAACATCAAAAGCAAGGGTGACGTGAGCATTGGAGCGTCTCCAACTGTTGGAGCTTTTTCCGGCATCAAGGTGACGTCGGCAAAAGTCAGTGAGAGCAACGATGATTTCAGGACCGCGGAAATCACTGCGGTTGAGTACGAATAAACCGAGGACACACTATGCCAAGCGCCAATGGATTTGGAATCTCAGCTATCGCCGGAGCCTCGATTGAGGCCGTGGAAATCTCCTACGACAGCGAAACAAAAATGCTGATGAACAGCAGCGGAGAATTCGCGGAAGCGCGGGTCTCTGACGTCACGACAAGCTTCACGGTGCGCGGGTCGGGGACGACCGGCGTGGCAATTGGTGGAGCTTCTGGAGCACCCTCCGGGCTGTCTGGAAAAGTTGTGATTACCAGCGTCAAAGCTACGCAAACCAACGAAGATTTTGAGCGCTTCGAGTACAGCGGAACAGCCTATCCAAGCGCCTCCTAGGCCGATTCCCGGCCCTTTGATTAGATCCAGATCCAACCTATGCAACCCGGCACAAGCATCGAATTTTTGCGAGACAACGAACCTCCCGTTCGGAGTCAAAACACGCGGGTAATCGCGGCGGCGCTTTCGTGCGGCTGCAAGCCCGCGGAAAAAGCTTATTCGGACACGATTGAGGACACTCCGGATGGCCCGAGGCGCACCGTCACTTGGCTTATGGACGGAGACGCAAAAGCGGTTTTTGAACCCATCACCGAGCGCGAAGAAATTCCGTTTGGCGAAGTGGTGAAGCGATTTAACTCTCGCGAGTGGTGCATGGCAAATCCCAACCATCCAATTAGTTATCTGCGGGCGTACTACGACAACCTGAATGGCTTGATGGATTTCGTAAAAAAGTCCACTCCGTCCATTTTGATTCGTCGGGGCAATAAAACGGTGGTCATTCCGGCTAATTGTTCGCCGGAGATCCGGGATAAAATGTTGGCAATGTTATGAGCGACCGGGAACAGATTTTGGGGGAGAGCTTTATCGAGTCCCCTTTGAAGCTTTCGGGGTTTTCGCTGCGGCCTTTTACCGCTGGCAGCGAGCTTGTTTGCCGACAAATCGGCATCACGTTTTTTTCGGATCCGACTGCAAAAGACACCCTTTCGGAAACAGACTACAAAGAACAGATTTACGCGTTTGCATGGGCCCACGGTGAAGACCTCGAGAAGGTCTTGGCCACAGTCGACAGGGGCGGCGCTGAGGCCGTTAAAGCGGCGGTCCGGCGGTGGGCGTTTCAAATCGAGCCGCAGGACATTAGCTTCATTCTCTCGGAGATTGAGCGCATTGGGCGGCGGTTTGCTGCGGCGTCATTTTCGGTGCAGGACAACGGCTCAAAAGTTGACACGCCGGGAAACTAATTAGGCCAGGGTGGGTGGCAACGCTTGTGCTCACGCTGGCCCGCGAAACAGGATGGACCGAGGAGCACATACTTTGGAAAGTACCGCTGACGCGGGCGCTGCAGTACTACCACGGGGCCCTGTGGTACAACGGCGCACACACGGTAGCACCGCTCGAGGATGCTCGCAAAGTGTTCGACCGTGTGGCACAATTGCTCTCCAAAGATGAAGACCTTTGTGATGAATAAGGCCGCTTTTGCTGCGCAAATAGGCGCGATAGGACAGCGCATGCGCTCGGACATTATGGCCCGCGGCAGACGCGAAGGGAACAGAGCGCTGAGAGACATTCTGGGATCACAACCAACCGGCAAAGGGAAAATTCCAACGGCAAAAGTTGCACAGAACCTTGATAGGACCGGGTTCAAAAATTGGATCGAAACACAGGTCAACAAAGCGCAAACAGCGGCTCAACCCGCAATGGACGCGGCTGTTTTACGCGTCAAAAAAAGTCTTGAGACCCAAAAGATTCGGAAGGCGTACCATCAATTGATTTTGAAGGACGAAAAGCGGACCATGAAAAAGGACCTTGCTGAATTTGTGCGGCAAAGGTGGTGGATCCCGCAAGAATTTGGGGTGACGCATCACCACGGGCTAGGATCATACATCTATTTGGTGTCCATCAACATCGCGACCACGGTGGGCAGCTATTTTGTGGGGGCCAAGTTGTTGTCGCACGCAAACAAACTTCGGAGAGTTGCCGCCGTGCGAAAGGCCAGGGTAGCGCTCAGAAAACGAAAAATTGCAAAAAAAGTTGCCACCGTAGCAGTCAAAACCGGGCGCCAATTTGTGCAGCAAAAAATTGACGACAGTGACGCTCTTGAAAAATTGGATCGGGCGCTGCAAAACCGGATGGAGACCGCTGCGATGAGCCTTTTTGACGGAGTCCAAAGCTTGCTTAACAAACGCACCAAATTTTGACCTATGGCCCTTGTTTCCGCAGTTTCACTCGACATCTCCGGATTTATCACCGGACTCCGGCAAATGCAGTCTGCGGTTCAATCGGAAAACATCACGGGACCGATGGAGGCTAGGATGTCCACCATGAAGAAGGTTCTTTTGGCCGGTGCCGTGGCGTTTGGCGTCGCAGTGCAGCGGACATACGCGGCAATCACTGCGGGCGGGGAATTGGCCGTTTTGTCGCGGCAAACAGGCATTGCGGTTGGGGAGCTGATGCGGATGCGCGCGGCGATGCAGACGGTTGGACTGTCAGCCAACGACGCTCAAGGGACGGTGGCAAAACTGGAACAGGCAGTACGGGCGGCGGGATCCGGAGCAGCTGGCGCACAAGGTGACCTTGCGGCGCTTGGGTTGACTGCTGAGGACTTCACCGGAACCACGATGGAGGCAGGTGTTCGGAGAGTCGCAACGGCGCTCAGAAACTTGCGGGATCCCGTGGAAGCCAACCGGATTTCCATGGCCTTGCTGGGGCAGAGCGCGGAGGCAATGATTGATGCATTTGGGGCTGGGGGACACATTGAATCGGTCGCGAAAGCTCTCGGCTCACAGGCGGCAGTCATGCAGCAAAGCGCGGGAGTCTTCCGCGAAATCCAGAAAGCGTTCACCCAAGGCCTTGGGTTTTTCGATGCGTTGAAACTAAAGGTTCAGGGCTTCTTTGTCGGGTTGGCCTCGGAAGTTGGGCCCCAGGTGCTCGCAATCATGAGGAGTTTTCAGGGGGGCGGCATGGGGTTTGATTTGACCGGCATAGGCCAAAAGTTTGGGGCGACCATTGTTCTCATGGTGCAAGCACTAAGATCCGGGCGCTTTGGTGAGCTTTTGGGGGTAATGCTCAAAGAAGGCTTTGCAAATGCTTTGGCATTTTTTCAGGAGGGCCTGACTCAAGTGACAGAGTTTGCCCAATCCCTAATGGACAACCTTTTGGGCGGAGGAGAACCAGCATCCACTTTTGCCACTCGCATCCGCACCGAGGTTGAGTACGCAATCCAACAACTCGCAAAGCTTCCCGCGTTGATTCCTCCTTTTGCCGAAGCTCTTAAAAGCGCAGCGATTGGATTTGTGGGAGTCATCCAAAAGGGCATTGGCGAGCTTTTGACACGGCTTGCAGACAGCGTTGGAAGCTTTGGACTGATCGGGCGCAAATTGGCGGAGCCCATCCGCGAAGCGGGCGCGCGACTGTCAGCGACCGGGGCGGAAAATGCACAGCGTGGAGCGCCCGTTTTGGGTGACATCAAAGCTCTTGCAAAAAACGCTGCTGACCTACTCAAAGAAGGGCTTTCCGGAGTGGTGGATTTGGTGCCTGGAGTAGCGAGAATGTTTGCCGGCGGCGGGAGTGGAGGCAACGTGGTAAGAGACATGCAACAAGCCGCAGCGGCGGAACGGGCTCGCATCGAAAGCGGAATCATGGGGCTCGGAGCAAAGACTTTTGAAGCGCCGACGGCTGCGGAAACCATTGCGAGAGTATCCCGCGCGCAACAAGTCTTTGGGATGTTTGGAAGCGTTGGCGGTGGAACCGTGCGTGGGTCCTTCCAATCGATGGACCCGATGGTCTCGCAGCAAAAACAGACCAACGCTCTTTTGAAACAAGTGATTACCAACACAAGCAAAGCGCCGGCAATGGCAGCTCCGGCTTACCAGCAATGACCTATGGGCACACTGATTTCGGAAGAGACGATCTACAACACGGAGGCAGCAACTAAAACCGTCCGCTTCACATACCAAAGCCTTGAAAGCTTTGGGAGTGAAGTGGATGCGATGGCAAATCAGACGTACAAAATTGCAAACGGAGTTTACGAATACTCCGGCGAAAACGTCTTTTTTTGGAACAACTCTGGCGGAGGCCCCGGCGGCGGCGGTGGCACCGGTGAAACGCAATTGTCGGTAAGCGGAGCAGCAACGGTGGACCCGATTGAGAGCCACCCAGCGTTTAACGACATTCCGGGAGGCAATGACGCGTGGGACGCCTGGAACCGCTGGAAAGCAAATCCGCAAGACCCTAAGAACCAAAACCTTAACGTTTCCGGATTTACAGTCTTGAACGACGACCTTGGGTATTTTGACCCGAGCAAATACGATGCAACAACCATGTTCGGAACGCTTTACAGGTTGTATTCGCGAGGCATCAAAGAGTACTACGCGCCCAAAGTTGTCGTCCGTTTGACGCGGTACGAAAACGCAGCACCACCGCTGGAACTTGTGGGGAAAATCAACGCTCCGCCGATTGATCCCGGGGGCATGGTAAACTATCTGCTAAACAATGCCGAAGGCCGCTACACGCCCTCCACGGGCTTGTGGCAAAATACCTACGAGTGGATCGGCAGCCGTGTTGGGTGGGACACGGGACTTTACGGAGGGACCTAAAATGCTGCCCAACATTTCAGTTGGTGACCCGATTCGCGCGGTCCACCTGCAACAAATTGTCGCAGAGATTCGACAAAATGCGGTGCGACCCGGCGTGGGGCTGCGGATGATCCAGAGCAGCAACGGGACCGTGTTAAGCGTCGACGACTCCGGACGGCGCGGCGGCGGCGGCGGCGGTGGATCTGCGCAGGAATCAAAGTTCACACCCTTCCGGGTGGTGGCCGGATACCCAGAAGACCCGGCATTCCCGGTTGTGCGCGTGCAAGGTGAGTCCTATTTTTCCGCAGTCGAAACCGGCGAGCTAATCACAATTGGCGGAGATTTGCCGCTCGGTGCAATTCTTGGCAGTGCGCAGGACAACGCAGACGACCCTGGGCAGTTTCCGTTGCCGGAAATCGGGCATTCAATCTGGATGGAATGCGAGGTGGACGGGCTGACGATCGTCAACGCAACTCTCAAGGCAGGGGACCCAACAACCGAGGGGTGGATAAACTACCCAGACCCGATAGAAATGGCCTCTGGAGACCCTTTTACGGTCAGCAAAAGCAGGGTGCTAATTGCACACGTGGTCGACGGTGAAGACCCGCGACATGGAGACCTTTACCGCGTTGGGGAGGGCGAAAATCCGGAGCAACGAAAAGTGCTGCAACAATTGCGAACCAATGTTGCAGTGCAGGTACTGATGATGCGGGGCGTTGCGGCACCGGTGATCGTCCCTTGGCACGGACCTTTTATTGTCCCATGACAGGCGGCGCTCCTTACCCAATTCCGCTGCAGCAACTCGCACCGAAGACCCCAACACTTGCGGGGTTTGGAAATAGCGTTAACCCGACCGCGCGGGTGTCGGTGCCAATCGCGCTGGCAGGCTACCTGTACCATGCGGTCGCGCAGTGGGAGCGCAAAGTTGAGTTCACGCCGATCGCTCAAATTGGCAATTTGACGGGCATCGACTACACGCTACAGCCGGGCTGGGACGGCAGCAAGTTTGTGACGCGCGACACGATCACTGCGGAGCCTCCGCTGCCGACTCTAGGGGTCAACAACAACACAATGCCGGACGACTCTCTCCGGGCGTTTGTGCGCGGCTACCAGCTGGGAGACCTGTTAGGGGACACAATTGCCGGCGAGTGGGTGGGAGTGGGCCTTGGAGCAGGGCCTATTTACGATCTGGGAGCGCACTCGTGGGAACCTCGGATGAGCACTACCGACAATCTCATGCGTTACGACGGCCCCGAAGATTATGAGGCCGCAAAAGCTGCGCTCTCAACCGTCATCACGGACATGTTTGCGGCGTGGGCTGCCCGGCTGGCCGCGCAGGCGGCAACAGCAACGGGAGATCGGCTTGCAGAGATTGAACGGCAACAAGCGGCGCTGGCAGTGCTCCAAGCGCAGGCACAAGTACGCAAAGCGGCGCAGATTGCGCGGATGGAGGAAGTGAAGCCGGAGATCGATGCGCTCGATGAAGTGTGGGGAGATCGGTTTGCGACCAACGGCATGCTGGCAGAGATCGATGCGTTTGCCCGTTGGATCCGGGCCGAGGAAGAGCTGGAAGCGTTTGGGCTGCGCTATGGGCCGCTGCATCTTTACCGCAACAAGCTCAATGATTGGTGCAGGCGGTACGCATCGAATGGGTTTTTTGGGGCAGAAGAAAAGCCGAGTGAGATCGACAAAGTTTACGGCCTTGGATTTGTCGGGGGACAGCTGTCGACGCTTACGAGCGGGCAGACAACAGGCATTCCGGCGCTTGGTAACGCAGACCTAGGGCTGCACCTTTCGGGGCCGTTGCCGGGGCTTGTTAACGAATTTGATGAAATTGACGGGGCCCCAGGGTATTGGTCCCAACTCGAGCACACCGTCGGTGGATGGATGATCGATGACGGACAGACAACGATTGAGGGTGACGGATTTTTGCGAGTTGCCGTTCATCCCGTTGCAATCGGGTTTGAGGCCGCGGATTGTATTGCAGAACTCAAATTTGGCTGCGCTCCCTACCACATCCCGCGCATGCAGGTGCTCGACAGCAACCTGCTGTCCGGGAGGCTTTACGACCCGGAAATTGGAGTGGTTGGCCACAACATCGTTTTCGATGAAATTTTTGCCAACGACGGCTCCAACATCACCTACCAAATCCCGGAAGGGCTCCCGCTAGGGCCCGACAATACTCGAGCGTGGGCATTTCAAAGTCCGTACGCGGTTTACACGACGCTTCCGGCAAACCCGGAAGACCCAACGGCACCGACAGAATCCGTCGACGTGAGCGAGCTGCGCACGCTGTGGCAACCCGCAGCAACGGGCCTTGCGGCGCAGTATGAAGCAACAAGTCCGGCGGGCGAACCGTGCGGAACTTTTCAGATTTTGGGCACGCTTAATGAGCAGCTTTACACGCACCAGCTTTACGCGACCCCACAAAGTGTGGGGGCCGTTAACATCACATTCAAAGCAGTGACTTTGAGAGACACGCTCTAGAGCCTCGCCAACTTTGGGAAAAGCTGCTAAACGCGAACCATGGCCGCCGGTCTCTACAATTTTTCCATTGAAGAAGGTGCTGACTTTGCCCTCGGCGTGCGGGTCAAAATCAATGGGGAAGCGCAGACCCTTGCGGGCTGGCAATTCCACGCCCAATTGCGAACAGCCGTGAACGGAACGCTGTTGGCCACTTTTGTCTGCGAGCTTTGCGGAGACGGGGAAACCTTACGCGTTGCGCTTGACGCGGCGGTGACGGATGAGCTGCTGCCCCAGAGTGCGCGGTGGGATCTTTTGGCCGAACTGCCCGACGGCCGCAAACTGCGACTTCTCGAGGGCAAAGTGACAATCTCTGGAAGTGTGACCGAATTATGAGCTGCCCAACGTCCTGCGAAATTATCGTTTGTGAAATCCTAGCTGGCGCCCCAGGTGCATTTGGCGGCGCACAGGGGGCAACCGGCGCTACGGGCCCAGCGGGCGCTTCGGGCGCTGCGGGCCCTTCCGGTGAACCGTCGACTGTTCCGGGGCCAACGGGGCCGACCGGGCCGTCTGGGGCTCAGGGCCCATCGGGCGAGGCGTCAACAATCCCGGGCCCCAGCGGGGCGACCGGTCCCGCAGGGCCGTCCGGCGCTCAAGGCCCATCGGGCGAGCCGTCGACAATTCCGGGACCAAGCGGGGCCACAGGACCGGCTGGCGCGTCCGGGGAGGCGGGGCCGTCGGGTCCCTCGGGAGCGTCCGGAGAACCCGGTGCCACCGGCTTGCAGGGAGCTGAGGGACCGTCGGGACCTC